CCGTGGTTACAAAACCGTCTTTAAGAGTACTCAACATACCGTTAGCAGTTTTCGATTGCGCTTCGATGCCGCCTGCGAATTTTACGTTACCTATGTATTTAAGGTACTGCTCTATTTCTTTGGCATTTTTCTTAACTGTGGTATTTACTCCCTGAAAATTGAATGTTACGTTGTCTCCTTCGCTTTTGGCTTTTATACCGAACTCCTTTAATCGTTCGAACTCTCCCGTTGCAGCGTCAGCAACGGCCTCTACCATCTGATTAAGGCTGTACCCCATCGCTGAGGCGGTGTTGCCGTAAGCTGTAAGAGCCTCTTCTGAAGGATCAAGCCCCATATTTTTAAGTTTAATAAAGCCTCTTGAAACTTCCTCTAAGCCGTAAGGGGTTGCTGCAGCAAATTTATTTATACGCTCAAATGCCTGCTTCGCTGCCGCCTCGTTACCATTGAACGATGTTTTGAGGGAAACGTTAAGGGACTCCATTTCTGCGGCCGCTTTTAAAGGGCCTGCAAGAATAGCGGTGAGGCCAATTCCTGCCGCACCTGCCTGCCTGCCGAATGAAAATGCCTTAGTGGCTGTTTCTCCCAGTCCCCGCATGCGGTTTTCGATGCCCACGACGGCCTGCCCTATGACACGCGTCGCCTGGTCCTGAGCGGATAATAATAACGCTACTTCAAATTGTTTGTTTGCCATGATATGATATTAAAAAACCGCACCGAATACCGGTACGGTTTAATTATTCCTCTGATTTATTCAGCTCGTTATGTGCTTTCACTGCTTCTACATACCAATAGTATATATCTGTAGCGTACATTTTAAGCGTTTTTTTTATACCGCCTCCCGTAAAGTGCGCCAAAAACACAATGTGTTCCGGCTTTACTGAAAAACTGGGCCAAAATGAGCCATTAGTTTAAAGAAGTCCCCGGCATCCATATCGTTAAGAACGCCTTCAATAGTAAGCTTCTTATCATTAACGGAGGTGCAAACCGATATTAAGGCAGCCATCATTTTGCTGGGGTCTGCATCCATTAAGCGCTGCGCTTCTACCACGTGTTTGCCTTTAGGGCGAATACATTTAGCGATCACACCGTTTGATAACTCTACCTCGTCAATATTCGACGGTTTTTCGTTGAGCACCTGATCTTTTCCGGCCGCGTTTCTTTGTTCTTTAACTGTTGTCATATATATGTGTGGGTGTAAAAATAGCCCCGCCCTGGGACGCTGTTATAATGGGTAGCGCGGCGGGTACTCTTTGTTAAATTCCTAAGTTAGAGCGATACGTGGCAAAAATATCTTCGTCTCCTACGATAAATATATTCGATAATGCGTCGTAATCAAATACCACCTGCCCGTCTATTTCAAGCTTGTAGGCGGTAAGTGTCATTTTAGAGCTGGCCTCTACATTATCGTGCTGCTTGTAGTTGCCGCCCGGGAAATTCTTAGGCTGGCCTGTAAGATAAGCAACCACCGGAACTTCTGAATTTAAGCCGTCGGATCCGTGATTTTCAAGGCTTGAACGTACCTGCAGTTTAAGCGCCTTGCGTGGGTTTGAAAACTTAGTCATAATGTCCGCGTAGAACGCATTCCATTTTAACGTAGCCTCCATTTTATCCACACCAGAAAACAACTCAAATTTACCTATCATACCCAGCGCCTTATGCTCTGACTGCATGAAATTACCGTCCGGTAGTGTTATTTCTTCTACTTTTCCAAGTAATGAATCGCCGTCAACGTACACGTTTGCATTCGTTAACCTGTTTACTGTTATTGCCATATTACGCTAATTGAGATAATAGGTTAATATCTAATGTTGATTTGAATGTTATGCGCTCTGCCGGAGTTGGAACCATGTAAACAAGCTCAAACTGTATGTGACCCGCTGCAAGCTCTGACGGTGGGTTGTTTGCTGGTACGTACTCAACACGTGAGCCTGTAAGGCATGCCCCGCGGCCGATAAGCGTCCTCATAAATGAGTTACCTGCTTCGCGTATAGTGTCAATTGTAGCCTGGTTAATTGGCTTATCTACATATAGGAACGATGCAAGTTCGAGGCTTTCGTGTATAACGTCTGCCGCCCTCCTTACATTAAGGAAATTTTTAGGACTGGTATCTGTAGGGAATGCTGCAGAACGGTTGCCCCAAGTCCTTATACTACCTTCGTTGTATATAGTTGTGATACCTATAGCATTTAACTGGTTAGCCTCGCTGTTTGGGTCTGTGAAATCAGACAAAACAGGAATTTCAGTACCCACGATACCTAAAATCTCATGGTTTGAAGGCGAAACCCAAAATCCTTCCTCGCGGTCAACCCTTGATATTACCCCGGCCATATACGAGCTATAAGGTACAGCGATATTGCTATCGGTAGCACCGTCATAAGCCAGCAAATGAGGGAATAACAAGTAAGCGCGTTGACTGGTAGTTTTGAAGTTACCTGTAGCAGAAGCACCTCGCGATGCAAACGCAGCCGAAAGTGTAGTGCCTACAGGCGCATCCGGCAAGTATATCGCCCTGTATTTAGGCGCTACTGCAGCAAATTCTGTAGCTACAGCAGGCAGTTCTATAAACTTAGGGCAAATAAGTATTTTCGGTTTAAACCCAAACGTGTTTTTAACCAGTTCAAGTACTTTTATACCTGTCCTTACACCGCCTGTATTCGATCCTATAATCTGCGAGGCAGGTATAGTGCCGGTATCAAGTTTCTTGTAAGTAAACTTAAGTATAGTAGTTTCAGCAGCCACAGCAGACAGCGCAACGAAATTTCCGAAGGCATCCAGTGTGTAATCTACGTCCTGAACGCCTGCAAACGGAGTGGTGCCGTCGTTGGCGAATATCTGAACCGTGCCTATAGGAGCGTTAGCCAGTTTAAGCTTACCGCCTGTTATGGTCTGCGGTTCAAGACTTACTGTTGCAGTGTTTGTGGTAGCGTTAAACACATTTATCACAACCACCACAGCATTGCCCTGTTTGCGTATAGCATCCAGCGCCTGCGGTATAGTGAAGCCTGGTAACTGCTGCCCAAATTGTGCATCGTCGTTTGGAGACAGGCACAATATAGGGGTATTCGATGCTCCTATAGGCGCAATACCTACAAGTGCGATAACGGCAGATTTAACAATCGTAACGGTTCTGCCGTTGCTGTCAACCTCTATCGTTTCTACGCCATGCAAAAAATCTGCCATGTTGTTATTTATTAGTTGTTATCGTCAGGTATTACCGTGGTTTCCCCATCCGGTGTATCGACGTATGTTATTTTACTTATTAATGATGTAATATCTTCGAGGTAATCTTCTACCAGCGTTGTACTGGTTTTAAAAACCGCTTGATACTCCCACATGTTGTCTCGTTTAATAGCCTCCGGGCTACCTATAGAGTGATGTTTTACGGCCTGTATTTTTTGGCATCCGTAAGGCTTAAAACCTATGAGAGCTTTCTTAAGAGTGAAAAGGAGGTTATACACACCCAAACCGCCCCTTAAAAATGTACTCTCAATAACTACAGAAATATAAATTTCCTCGTTTTGAATTACTGAAGATGTACTGTTCGTGTCTCCGTATTCAGATCCTGAGTATATAACCGTAAATTGTGCCTCCGTTACAGGTAAAGGCCTTTTTCTTTCGGATTCAGTTTCAGGAACAACCCTGACGTTTACACCTGCCTGCGCGAACGGTGCCAGCCTGTCAGCTAACGACTGTTCAAGGGCTTCGTACATCATGGCGCCGCGTATTCAAGCTTGCATTTAAACACATCGCCGTCTATAGAGGTTTTAACCTCCCTTACTGCGAAATACCCTTTGCCTTCTATGGTTATAAATTCCGGTTGTGCTCTGTCTACTGCCGATTTAAGGCCTTCAAAATAAGGGAAACGGTATTCCATGTATGGTATATCCGGATTCCAATCGTCAAGACCCGCAAACTTCTCTTTTTCCGAAGGATCTTTATACGTTACACGAGCCGCATAAACAGCACCTGATTCACTCGAAATCCAAGCAGCCGAATACCCCATAACTCTTGTTACTGTATCGAAAGGTTTGGTTTTAAGAGAATCAAATGCGTTCATGTTTCCCGGTGTGTTTATCGTGCTAAAAGAACGTTTACGAATCCATCTGTATCCGCTGCCGCAGCATGCGCGTAGCCTACAAATACGTTGGTGCTTACGGTGGTCGTTATCAACCCGGCAGCTACATATACTTTAGCGCCCTGAGTGATTACCCCGGCACCTTTAGGTAGCCTGAATACTCCGTCAAGATCCAGTACGGCATCGTCGCCTATGGCGTACGACCCTACAGATACACCTACTGTAGCGCCTACCGTAACGATAGCACCTGAAGCAATTGCCGCAGCGATAGCCGGAACGACAAGGGTACAGCCTTTTTCTACAAAATTTTTCATGTTATATGTTTTAAATAAGGGCGGTTTTTAGCCGCCCCTGATTATTTTTTTTATACTGTAGGAGCAGCACCGTTGTTACGATACAACCCTCTCCATTCCATTGCTTTTGCAGCGAAAACCATCCTGGCCTTAACTTCGACACCGTCGATATTGAAACCTTCCCTTTGCTCGATGAACAATTCTTCTTCTCCATCAAGGAACGCATATTCGATTGTCTCGAATGCCGCAGGGTCTGAAGCAAGGAACCATTCGTAACCCTCGATTTCTTCATCAACAACAACAGTAAGGTTGCCGAATGATTTAACCGGGATGTTGGCCTGTATCGTAGGGTAAACAGCAAGATTAGTAAGGCGTTCAGCAGCAAACTCATTTGCAGGCCCTACGATTAAGAATTTAGGACGTACACGTATATACTGACCTGCTGTGTTTTTCTGTTTCCTGAACCCGGTAAGCGCAAGCGCAAGACTCGTAGCGTTAAGCTCAGAACCGCCTGCTGTTAAGCTACCGGCTGTACCTGTAAAGTTACCGTGAGCAGCACTAAACAATTTGTTTCCGTCGCCCATGTTAGGGTTGGTTTTCAAGATACCGTAAACAATATCATTCTGCTTAATAGCAGCATTGTTTGCGAAAGCCTGAGGTATACGGTCAAACGCGCTAAGGTCGTCGTTAACGATGGCCTCCCATGTGATGGATACGATTTTACCGTATTTAGCAAGGCTGTAGCTTTCTCCGTTTTCTGAGAACGTACCGTATTTGTATTCTTCGCCTTCCCCTACAAGTTCAAGATCGCCAAGCAATTCAGATAATCTAACCCTGTTAACAGGTCGGAAATCTTTAATCGTAGCCCTGCGCGTCCATTGCATGAACGTTCTTTCTGCAAGCAAATAGGCAGCAAGTAGCGTCCTGTTTGTTGTTTCAAGAAGCAACATTGGGAAATCGGTAGTATGATGCATACCACGAACTTTGCCACCTAATGAGGCGGTAGCTATTTCACGTGGAGACATGCCACGAGTACTAACACCGGCATCTTCAAGTGCAGCGTTAGCCATTCGTAGTAAATCCATGCCTCTGTATTCAGAAGCAGCAGACAACGTATCTTTGTCCATTAATTTAGCTGCAGCAGGGTTAACCCTTAAAGTTAATGCGTTACCCATTGCGCTACGTTTTTTATCCGCTTGCGTAATATCGTTTGCTGCGTGCTGGTGCGCTGGTTTAGGGCCTTGTCTTTCCCATTCTTCAAGAGCGCGGGAACGTGCCTGGTCAACTGTCAAACCCTCTGTTACCATGCCTTCAAAAAATGAAGGTTCAAGGCCTGCAAAAGAGCGTAGTTTACCAAGTCCGAGTATGCCTAAATTTCTCTGGCGTTCTTCAGCAATTGCCGCCGAACGTGTTTGCTCAATGTCTACTGACGTTGGCGTAACTGGTGTATCAGCCATTTCTTCGT